GAAGCAGGATGGCATAAATATTTGAAGCGGACTCACACATTACGACCGTTTGACAAAGAATTTATAAATAACATGGTGCTCCATGCAAGAAAGACATTCATCATAGCATTTTACAATCGACATAAAGTACTTCCGACTTTTTTGAATGATAATGATGAGACTGCACACCTCGAATTATTGAGGAGGAAAGGCAAAATATCTGATGCTGAGTCATTACCATTGATCTGGTGGGATAGTGTGATACCATATAACTGTATGGATAATGTCACTTCCGGTGATCCATTAGAGGTGTCAAAAGATAAAGGAGCCTTATTGCCAGAAATTAGTTTTGGACCAGGGGATTCTAAGAAGGAGCTCTTACAGGTGATCACACAAGATGTTCATAATTTCGAGCCACTGAAGCTCCATGAATTCAATGGTGGTTTGGATTCATACATCTATAAGACACGGAAACAAGTATTAGCAAGACCAATTAAATATCCTTGCAGATTGATCGCAAAAGAAAAAGAACAAAAAATGGAGGCAAGACTATTTGGTAATACGGCCTTGAAACCAAAGCACGGATTGTCTATCTTGATGAATCAAGCAAAAAAAGCATTGTCTTATTTTGAAGGTGAGGTCATGACAAAGAGTGATAGACATCGAAAAGAGAGACTACACGACATGGCACAAGATTTGTTGCATCATGACGTCTATAGTGTGTTATTAGATATCGAGGGACACAACCAAAGTATGCAGCAGGGTAACTGTGCACCCCTTTACGAATTCGTAGGGCTACTGTTTGGTGAAGAAGATTGGGGTAAATTGAGTAACTACTTCAATGCACTCACCGTTTACCATTATGATGAGTTCACAAATGAAGTCTTAGTCAGTAGCGGTCAAGTTGGTGGGATAGAGGGTTGGATGAATCCATTGTGGACTTTACATACTACTATAATGGTGGAAATGCTTCCTTATTACACAGAGTTAGACGTGCGCTCTAGAGCAATTTATTCTGACGACATCGCGATGAACATCAAATTACCACAAGTCTCAGCAGAGTATATTGATGACGT